CCATTTAGTGTTCTGCCTCGAAGGTCGTAGCTGGCGTAAAGACTACTATACTCCTTATAAACGCAATAGAGCTGAAGCCAGGGCTGCTGCTACAGTAAAAGAGCAGGAAGAAGATCGTATTTTCTGGGAAGCCTTTGATACTTTTAAAGATTTCATAGCAGAAAAGACTAATGCTACAGTATTGCAAAACTCTCAGCTAGAAGCAGATGATCTTATTGCTGGCTTCATCCAAGACCATCCTCACGACGATCATGTTATTATTAGCACAGATAGCGATTTTATTCAACTAATTGCTCCTAATGTACGTCAATATAACGGCATTACCGAAACTACCTATACATATGAAGGTATTTTTGACAAAAAAGGCAAACGTGTAATTGATAAAAAAACTAATGCAGAAAAAGACTTAATTGATCCCGAATGGGTGCTATTTGAAAAATGTATGCGTGGTGATCCTACCGACAATGTGTTCAGTGCTTATCCTAAGGTACGTAAAAATAAACTATTAGAAGCATATAATGATCGTAATCGTCGTGGTTTTGCTTGGAATAACCTAATGCTACAACGGTGGGTGGATCATAACGGTGAAGAACATCGTGTATTAGATGATTATGAACGTAATCGTAGACTTATCGATCTTAAACATCAACCCGATAATATAAAAGAACTCATTAAAGAAACTATTCACTCTAATGCTCAAGCTAAAAATATAAGTCAAGTTGGTATTAGACTTATGAAATTTTGTAATCTATACGACTTAAAAAGAATTACTGAAAATATTCAGCAATATGCTGAAGCATTTCAGGCCAACTATCCTAAATAAAGAGGTCATTATGAATGTTCATGCTAAACCAGTCGTAGATGGTCTACTCTGGATCGTAGAAGAAGACGGTGTTAGAATCGGCACTCTACATAAAAAAGAAAATAATCAATATATGCTTAGTTCAAGAAACGGTGAATTAGTCTTTCCTAAAAAAACCGATGTAACTAAACAATTTGGTAAGGAATTTTTTGTTAAAGACGTGGAAACCACCGTTTCAAGGGCTATGCCAAACGAATGTTATGGGTATCCTACTAAGTGGGAACCATTCAATAGCATGTATAACCTTAGGAAAAAACTTCCTTTGTTTACCAAAAGCAATCAAAGTAAAAGTTTGTTCTGTGCCGGCTATTATATTATTAAATTTCCAAAAAATTGGATCAAAAGCTTTTGCCCTAAACTAATTACCATCGAAAGATATCCTTACGAAGGCCCTTTTAAAACTGAGGAAGAAGCAAGGGACTCATTGAATAATGCAAAGTAAAACTATTAATACATTTCCTTTACAACAGTTCATTGAGCAAGTAAAAATTGCCGACATGAGTCAACAAAAAGAAATTAAACTAGATATACGTACTGCTAAAGCATTAGCATTTACTATTGGTGAAGTCAGTACTAAACTATTACAAGATTACGATAAGCTTTTAACAGAATTAAAATCTAACAATAACAATGACATATTTGAATTAAAAATGGATGGGGGTGGTTTTTCTTCTTGATTCTGAATAAATATATGTATATTCAGGATCACACAATGAGTCGCCCAAAACCAAAAATTTTACTAGAACATACTAATAAGAAAAATTTTAAAACCGACCAAATCCTAGAAGCGGAAGCTATTTGGGCTGTATTCTATAACAATAAACCTTTTAACTTGAAAAGTTTTAGCAGTGTAATCAGTTATCCTGGACCTAAATATAAAAAGACAGCATTTAGCAATCCTGGTCATGCTATTAACTTAGCAAAAAAACTTAACTTAGAATTCCATTGCCAAGACTTTACCGTAGTTGTACTAACTTCTGGTCAAAATCTTCGTAATGAATAGTCTAACATATACTAAAATATTCCTAACAACTAAAGAAAAATCATGCGATGAAGTCAATGTGAAACTTCATCATAAAATTTGGTGGCAAAATACTCGTACTAAAGCCAAAGGCGGACTACGTTTAACTGACAAGGGCTACGAATTTTTGGTAAAAGAATTGGATTTGAAAGAATACGAAATTCCATTTACCGAAGATATTGAACTGAGCCCCCAAATTATCATCTTTTTTGACCAGTTTTTGGACTGTCCTTACTATCTTACCCATCGTAGTCTTACTGTTTTCTCCGAGAAAAAGGCTTTTGAACTACATATGTTCTCCGATGATATCCGCAAATTTGGCTTGATGAAAGCCATGAAAGCTAGGAGATCAGACGAAAAACCGCTTGACTAGAACCGCAACTGGCCTTATAATAGAAACATAGCAGATTTATTTACTTACTAACAGAGGAAACAAGCTATGTCCGAGATTATTAGTCGCACCGTTGGCCCCCGTGATGCCAAACGTTCAATTCTTAAATGCTTCAACAAGAAGCGCCCATTGTTCCTGTGGGGACCAGCTGGTATTGGTAAGAGCGATATCGTCAAACAAATTGGCGAAGATATTGGCGCTCATGTTATCGACATCCGCTTGAGTCTTTGGGAACCTACTGATATTAAAGGTGTTCCCTACTTTGACAGCAACTCTGGCAAAATGCTTTGGGCACCTCCCAGCGAACTGCCTGACGAAGAGTTGGCTAGCCAACATAAACAGATCATCCTGTTCTTGGATGAGATGAACAGTGCTCCTGGTAGCACCCAAGCTGCCGCTTATCAACTGATTCTTAATCGTCGTATTGGCACTTATCGCTTGCCAGACAATGTGGTAATTGTAGCTGCTGGTAACCGCGATGGTGACAAAGGCGTTACTTATCGCATGCCTGCTCCATTGAGCAATCGCTTTATTCACTTGGAACTGCGTGTTGATTGGGACGATTACGCTTTTTGGGCTACCGAAAATCGTATCCATAAAGATGTAGTTGGCTTTTTGACTTTCTCAAAGAAGGATCTTCATGACTTTGATCCAAAGTCTGCCTCAAAGGCATTTGCTACTCCACGTAGCTGGACCTTTGTTAGCGAACTGTTGGAAGATGACGACACTGACGAAAACACTCTGACTAACCTTATTTCAGGTTCTGTCGGTGAAGGACTTGCTATTAAGTTTATGGCACATCGTAAAGTTGCCAGCAAGATGCCTAACCCCACTGACATTTTGAATGGCAAGGTTAAGAAAATGGAATCGCGTGAGATCAGTGCCATGTACTCATTGGCAGTTAGCCTCTGCTACGAGCTCAAAGACTCTAGCGATAAGCGAGCAAAGACTTGGGACAAACAAGTCAATAACTTCTTCCGTTTCATCATGGACAATTTTGAAACTGAGTTGGTTATCATGAGCACTAAACTTGCTCTTACCCAATATCAATTGCCCTTGGATCCGGACGAGATTGATTGCTTTGATGAGTTCCATGCAAAGTTTGGTAAGTACATTTCGGCAGCTACCGAAAAGAAGTAAAATCTACCACTTGACACCGCCTTCGGGCGGTGTTATACTATATACATTATATAGGAGAGAATTATGCAACATTCATTAGATCCCGTCGTTGACAAAATTATTGTAGCTCGCGTTGGGCTGTTACTACGTCATCCGTTTTTTGGTAACATGGCTACTCGTCTTAAAGTTATTGATGCTACTGAATGGTGTGCCACTGCTGCTACTGATGGTCGAGCACTATACTACAATCGAAACTTTTTTGAAGACTTGACCAATAAACAAGTAGAATTTGTTATTGGACACGAAATCCTACATAACGTGTTTGATCATTTGGGTCGTAACGAAGGTCGTAATCGCAAAGTATTCAACATCGCCGCTGACTATTGTGTAAATGGTCAATTGATTCGCGACCATATCGGCGAACAGCCTCCAAAGATTCCAATCTTCCATGATCCCCTGCATTATGGCAAGAGCGCAGAACAAGTCTATGATGAACTGATGGAAAAGTATGATGACGAAGAATTAGGAGCATTGGGTAAACTGCTGGACGAACATATTGACTGGGATAAAGACGGCGAAAATGGTCGCCCACAATATACCAAAGAAGAGCTCAAAGCTATTCGTGATGAAGTCCGTGAAGCCACTATCCAAGCAGCCAATGCCGCAGGTGCAGGTAATACTCCAGCAGGTGTGGCTCGTCTTATTAAGGATCTTACTGAGCCTAAAATTAATTGGCGTCAATATCTACGTCAACAAATTCAAAGTTTGATCAAGTCTGATTACAGTTTTACTCGTCCTAATCGTAAAGGTTGGGCATTGGGTGCTATATTGCCCAGCATGAAAAATGAAGAAACTATTGATGTCTGTGTTGGCTTAGATATGAGCGGTAGTATTACTGATGTAATGGGTAAGGACATGCTCAGCGAAATCAAAGGCATTATGGACGAGTACAAAGACTTCAAAGTTAAAATTTGGTGTTTTGATACTAGCGTATACAATGAACAAAATTTTGACAGCTACGAAAACGAAATTGAAAGGTACGAACTCAAAGGAGGTGGTGGCACTGACTTTGATGCTAATTGGACTTATATGAAAGAGCATGATATTGTTCCAAAGAAATTTATCATGTTTACTGATGGCTATCCATATGGCAGTTGGGGTGATGAAAACTACTGTGATACATTGTTCATTATCCACGGTAATCAGAATATTGTTCCACCGTTTGGACAATACGCTTATTACGAAGAATCTAAGTAATGGCATTAAAAAACGGCAAGCCAAATCCGTTAAATTTATTAGGGTTACGGCGAGTAGATTTTCCTGCTCGCCATTTTTATTATACTACATTAGACCTTGATAAGATTCAATTGATCAATGATTGGGTTTTTAATAATTTAAATGGAAGATATTATTTAGGCAGAAAACTAATATTAGATCATACTAACAGTATTCGGTATGCCTTAGCATTAGGATTTGAAGAAGAAAAAGAGCTCAGTTTCTTTTTACTTTCTTATTCAGATTTATAATCTTTAGA